TCTTTCTTGTGCTGCTCTTTCTTGTGCTGCTCTTTCTTGTGCTGCTCTTTCTTGTTCTGCTCTCTTTATTTTATCATTAGCCAATCTTGCATCTTTTTTTGTTAATGGACTAACTCCGGAACTATTCATTATTTTACTGTTTTCTTTTTTGTTAGCTTCTATCTGACTCATTCAATTTGAATTTTTTTACAAATATATAAAACTTATTCCTATTTTTATATATCTTTATTACACTAAATCATATCTAAAAACATAATCGCCTTTCGTTTACTTAAAAAAAAATTTCTATTCTCTAAATATAATTCATGAATCCATCTCTTTGTATTCTCATAGGTTCTCATATTTCTAATCCAAGACGAATCGCTTATTTAGAAGAATGTCTAGTCTCTTTAGCCAGACAAACACTGCCTATTCCCGTCTACATATCCATATCTTTCCAAACTGAAGAACTCGCTAAACAAACTATCGACCAATTACAATTAAATCCGGAAATTGTCGCGGCAAATCGCATCCATATTCAAATCCGTTCTCAAAAGACACCCCAAATGCGGCATATTGAAACCTTAGTCAATGAATTATCTGGCCAATATGATTGGTTTATGTTTTGTGATGACGATGATACTTATCATCCAGCCCGTGCAGCTTATTTTTCGGCATATATTACGAAAGCACTGGGTGAAATTGAGGAAATTAATAATGATACGCACACGTCTGAAAAACGAACCTTAATTGGTGCATATGAAAGCTCATTTGGTAAGGACCATCGAGAACATCGCCACGAATATTGGTGTTATTGTGTTCATGTAGCTGTTTTGCGGGAGTTTTACGCCAAATTGTCAAAATATCCCGATATTTTAGAAGACAAATGTTGCGATGTTCTCTTTGCGGAGCATTTACGCCGGTCCTATCCTACGAAACTCTTTGCACGCATTACGGAGAAATTATATAATTATCGTGTTGATAATAATTCTGACAGTATTACCGGGGTTATACAGACAAATCAACCTAAATATACGAATTTAGAACGTAAAGTGCCGCCACGTGAACAGGCCGGGGAATGGGCAGAATATGTTGTCTATTGGAATGATTATCTCTATGAAAATATTGATGTCTATATTCACGATACGTATTTGAGAACCTTGGTAGGATGTGACCTAGATTATATTTTACGTGCCGAATTTATGGGGAATTATGAACTGATTCCTTTTGTAGATGAATGTCATGTGGAAAAAATACGTGATTATCATATTCGATTACGGGGTATCTGTAATGAGATTTATGATACCGCCATTTAGCTAAAAAATTGAATTCGGTAAGTTCAAAATCAAATGCGGTATACGGTAACCAGTCAGTAGCAATGCAGGATTTCAGTTTTATAGCGGATGAACATACGAGACTTCTTGTTGCGAACGGCTACGAGGCAATTAGTCAGCTTGAACTGTGGGGTTGGTTGCGTTCCTTTGAGCCAAATCCAAACGAAGGGTTTATGTGGTCTAGCGATCCTAATATTACAAGCATAGGTAATAAAATGCACGAAATTAATAAGGACATAGGTCATTCAGGTGGTTCGTTTGGATTTACGATGCGGACATTGCATTATATTGCCCGAAATGGTATCGATAAGTATAAGCAGCTGGTTTTACAACGATAAATTAGCAGTTCGTATAGTAACTGTACGTTCCTTACTGGGGTGAACGTTGAATCACATTCTTAGCATAAGCATATTCTAATTGGCGAGCTTTCCATCCATTACAACAATATTCACTAGGAAAAAAAGGATCATTACAGCACGCGGACGGAAAAGGGCAATCTTCGTCGACTTTACAAGGTATTCTCATATTATCGGATCTTTTTTTTAGCCAAATTGGATAAAGGCGATATTGTCTTATTAAGTTAAAAATTGGTGGAATAAACAAATAGATAAATATATTCATTTGCTGTATATAGAGTATATATATTCGTTTATATTTTTATTTATGTATAAAAAATTGATTTTCTCTTTATTTGTGTTGGGACGAATACTTTCTTTTCCAAACATGGTATCCCGTGAAATCCTTGCACCAATTAGGCGGCGGCGTATCCTAGTATTTGATGTAGAAACGACGGGAAAATTGCCGAGGGTGGGGCGGGACCAACCTCCGCCGACCCTAGAGGGATATCCCCACATTCTGCAGTTGAGTTTTGTGATTTTTGATTTGGCCGAACGCACCATCGTTCGATCCTTCGATTCTTTTGTCAATGTTGCCCAAGATGTAGAAATTAGTGAGTTTATTACTGGGTTTACTGGTATTGACCGAGCCAAATGTAATGGGGGAAAGAGTATTGTGGAAGTTTTGGAGGCATTTTATGAGGCGTATGTATGGTGCGACTGTTTGGTTGCACATAATATTGAGTTTGATATTACGATGATAGAGACAGAACTCGTTCGGCACAGAGCTGCTATTTTGCAGGAGGCTCCTTATTGTTTGACGCTTTTTAGTAGTGTTTATGAGAAGATGCAGGGTATAGAACGCTATTGTACGATGAAACAGGGAACGAAGTTGTGTGCGATTGAGCATCCTATGACCACGGTTTTATCTTTGCCCACTGTTTTGCATTTGCCCACTGGTTTATCTTTGCCTACGGTTTCACCTTTGCCTAATGTGAATCCACTTTTGATTATGGCATGTAATGAGAATACAACTGTTGCAACGTCAAAAGTTGGTAGAGCAAAGAGTTTCAAATGGCCTACCCTGATTGAGCTTCACGATAAGTTGTTTGGTGAAAAACCTGATATTTCGCATGATGCAAAGGCAGATACTTTGGCTTGTTTGCGGTGTTATGTGAAGATGCGGCACGGATATGATATGGGAGTTTTGTATTAATCGATATAAAGTAGGTTTTGTAATAATATTTTTTTTCTGATAAATATTATTACTATTTTTTGCCATTACGCCTGGATTTACGAGAACGTCTTTTTGTTTTTCTTCCTCCCCGTGTGGCATCGGCTGATGAATCTAGTGAAGCCGCCCGTTTACGTTTTAATTCGGTTGCATCGGATTCAGTTTGTTCAGGGGGTTGAGTTTGGTTGTCGCCTTGCATTCTATGTGCCCCACTCAAAAAAGATTGGAGACTATCATTGAAAGCCTCGGTTGCTGTGTATGCATTGAATTGAACTAAATTTTCTTCAAATTTTTTATGAATTTTTTCAGCAATTGTTTGATCTACATCATCCCCTAGTTTTATTGATGGGGATATTAACGGTTCAATATCAGATTGAAGAACACTTAATTTTTCTTCTGCTTCTGCTGATGCTTCGGGGGAGGTGCTGCCTCCTCCTGCTAAACATTCTCTTGATTCGACAATTTGTAAAACTTCCTTAACATTTGTAGATTTAAGTAATTCATTCAATTCAGCATCATCGGCAGCAGCATCATCGGCAGCAGCACCAGCACCAGCACCAGCACCAGCACCAGCACCAGCACCAGCACCAGCACCAGCACCAGCACCAGCACCAGCAGCATCAGCATCAGCACCACCTACCTCTTTCTTTCTCCTTATTAAATAATCTAATAAATTAGCAAATCCATCTAAAGAATTGTTTACAAATAGTAAACTTAAAGCAGGAAGATTCATTTGATCCTCATTTAAGTTAGCTACACTTTGAAAAGCATCTGCAGCATTTTCTACAACCGGTTGTGCAGCTACTCCTGCTACAAACCCCAAAACAGCGGGACAATAAGAATATCCTAAATAAATGTATTTGATTATTGTCCGAATCATTGAAGTTGTATCAAAGGCTACCGCACCTGCTACTACAAGAGCACTAGTTAATAATCTTCCAAATGCGTAAATTAAACTTTTAAACGCAACTAGAGATTCTGGAAAAAAAAGAGTTCCAACAGATCCCCCTCCAGCAGCAACTAATGCCATAACCAATGCTGTTCTTATCTCATTTTTGTCCAATGTTCCTCCTTTCATCATCTTTTGTTTCATAAAGTTATTTTTTTTTCCTATCCTTTTGCTTTGCTTTTTATTTTTTTTGCTGTATTTTTTCATTTATTAAATACAAACAAAAATAATATATAATATCCGCATATATTTTTCAAAAAATAAAAAACCCCTAAGCACTACACATTTCGCATATTTCCTCGGATTCACCAGAATATTCGCCAGAATTTTCACCTAAATCTTTCTTTTCTGGTTCAATCGTGAATTGTTGAGCCTGGTGCCGCCCCCTTCTCCTCAAATAATATATTCCCGTCTTCAGTCCCTTCGACCACGAGTAAAAATGCATCGATGTCAAATTACTATAATTCGGGTCCTCCAGCCATAAATTCAAGCTCTGGCTCTGACAAATATATACTCCGCGATCCGCAGCCATATCGATAAGGGTCTTCATCGGGATTTCCCATACCGTCTTATATTTTTCACGGATTTCCAATGGTATTATATCAATATGCTGAACGGACCCGTGGTTTGCAATAATATTGTTCTTAATCTTCTCATTCCACAAATCTAATTTAATGAGATCGTTCATCAAATACTTGTTTGCTAAAATAAACTCACCAGCTAAAGTCCGGCGATTATAAATATTTGACGTAATAGGCTCAATACACTCATTGAAGCCCAGAATTTGTGAGGTTGACGCGGTAGGCATTGGAGCTAGTAACAAGGAGTTGCGGAGACCAACCATGATGATACTCGCCTTAAGTCCTGACCAATCGTACCGATTATTCGGGTGTCCATTTTCAAAAATTGATCCATTCTTTTGCCCATTCTTTTGGCTTTCCTCACTAATCCACAGATCAAACTGTAAAATACCCTCTGACGCGGGCGACCCTGGAAACGTCTCATAGGCACCTTCCGTCTTGGCCATTTCACATGATTGTTCCAGTGCCCCATGATAAATCGTCTCAAAAATATCCTTATTCATTTGCTTAGCGGTATCGCCAGCAAATGCCAAATTCATCATCATAAAGACATCTGCTAGTCCCTGAATCCCTATACCAATAGGCCTATGCCGCATGTTGCTACGCCGCGTTTTCTCCGTAGGATAATAATTCACATCAATAATTTTATTCAAATTATACGTCACGATTTTAGCAACGGCATGGAGCTTCTCAAAATCAAATACAGGATTTTCGGGATCGGTCATATCAATAAACGTCGGCAGTGCAATACTTGCGAGGTTACAAACGGCTGATTCATTCTCGTCTGAATATTCTATGATTTCGCTACATAAATTTGAACTCTTTATGGTGCCAAGATTTTTCTGATTCGATTTCTTATTTGCTGCATCTTTATAACATATGTATGGCGTGCCCGTCTCCATCTGAGCGTCTAATACCTGAAACCATAACTCCCGTGCCTTTACGGTCTTCCGACCCTTCCCTTCGCTTTCGTATTTTGCGTATAATGTATTAAACTCAGTTCCGTAGACATCGGCTAAGCCCGGGCATTCGTCAGGACACATAAGGGTCCATTGACCATCGGCTTTTACGCGTTCCATAAACAAATCGGGTACCCATAAAGCATAAAACAAATCGCGTGCCTTAAGCTCTTCATCCCCATGGTTTTTCCGCATCTGTAAGAAAACTTCGATATCCGCATGCCACGGTTCTAAATAAATCGCGAATGAACCATTACGCTTACCACCCTGATTTACGAATTTTGCCGTATTATTAAAAACACGTAACATCGGGCAAATGCCCGAGGATTCGCCATTCGTGCCACGGATTTTACTACCTGATGCCCTTATGTTATGGATATGCAGGCCGATTCCTCCTGCCCACTTCGAAATCATCGCACAATCTTTGAGGGTATTATAAATCCCGTCCATGCTATCACTTTCCATGGCTAATAAAAAACACGAACTTAGCTGAGGACACGGTGTCCCCGCATTGAAAAGGGTTGGGGTAGCATGTGTGAAATATTTGTTTGACATATATTCATAGGTCTCTTTGATACGAGTAAAATTATCACCATGAATACCGATTGCGACACGTAACCACATATGCTGTGGACGCTCGACAGTTTTTTGGTTAATTTTCATTAGATAGGCCCGCTCCAAGGTCTTGAAACCGAAATAATCAATCAAATAATCGCGATTATAACCAATGAAGGTGTCAAATTCTTCTTCGTATTTTTGGGCAATTTTTACGACCTGCTCTGTTACTAGGGGCGAATGCTTATCCTGCTTATCTCTATATTCGTAGAGTTGTGTCATGACTTCTTTGAATGAATCCGATGTACTGCGATGATGATTTGAAACAGTGATTCGGCCAGCTAAAATACTATAATCTGGATGAATGGATGCCATGGATGCACACTGTTCCGCGGATAATTCGTCAATCTGAGTTGTAGAAATCCCGTCATATAATTGGTCAATTACCTTCATTACTAAGCTTGTATAATTAATTTTAATTGCGTCTTTTGAACCAACTCGGTCAAAATTAAATTGTCCTAGTCTCTTAATACGATTCAAAATCTTATCAAAAGACACGATTTCGCGTTTTCCATTTCTTTTTGTTACATACATTTCCTCCTCTTCTGGTAAATAAATATGTGACTGCTTAGCGGGTGAGGACATGTCTACGTGTTCTTAGATAATAACGTGGAATTAATTTTAAGTTGTTTTGGTTTATGTAATATTTTGTACAATTTTATTCTTGAAAGTTTGCAAGAATAAAATTTATCATTGTTTATTTTTTACCGTTTTTAGCCGTTTTACTATTCTTTGCACGACTTTGTTTGTTAGTACGTTTACTTGTACGTTTACTTGTGCGTTTACCACCTCGAGTACGTTTGCCACCATATCCAAGGAAACCAAGTTTAAATCCAGGCGGTGCCGCTTTACATGTTACGTTTTTTTTATCCGCATCTTCTTTTTCTTTTTTCGTGGTTTCGCTACATGTTACGTTTTTTTTATCCGCATCTTCTTTTTCTTTTTTCGTGGTTTCGTCACATTTTGCGTTTTTTTCTGCGGTTTCTTTAGCAGCTCTATCCTCCGGTCCTTTTGCGTCATCAGGACCAGCAGCAGTTAGAGTCTGGGCTTGAGCAGTATCTTGTTTAGACATGGGATTTCGTACATTAGATCCGGCAGTTGCAGGTGCGGCAGGTGCGGCAGGTGCGGCAGGTGCTCCTGTCAATTTGCCATAAGCATTTTTGAAGGTAGATGTAATTCCAGATGCAATTCCTGTAAACCCATCAAACATTCCTCCGCCCATTTGTTTTTTATTTTTATTAATTTTATTATGTTTTGTCATATTTCTATCTATGTATTTATTCTATACTATATGTCGATAAAAAAACAAATCTCTTACTAAACCTTTGAAAATGAAACTGTCGATCAATACTATAGGACATTTCCATCCTCATCTAATTTTATTAAACAAAATGAATTCGTAACTGGCATGTTTTCCAACATATAAGATTGGGTCGAGTCATCTATAGACGCATTTATCTTACGCACTGATTTCTTTTTTGGTGCACGGTGTTCATATCCGCTCACGCGTTCTTCTAAAATAGTTTTCCAAACCGCCTCTATTTTTGGTGCGGCAGCCTCAAACCATGCCCGATTTCGCCCAATAAATACACAGGAAAATTCTTCTAAATACCAATAAATCGTATTCAATAAAACGAGTCCTGTTTCACGCTTATCCTCTTTTTGATGCCGCGTCCATTCGGCTATGGTATCTTTATCTAAAGACACATCCAATGGCATATAAACATAAACTGGGTCATTTGATTTCGCCACCTGGTTATTTGCCGTAATAGTACGCTCTATAAAACATAAAATAACACCCTTATCAAGGTGTTCCCGCGATTCGTCGGCATAAAATGCAGCCTCATCTGAATACTCTAAAAACCGGGTTTCTACAAAATCGCATTCTTCTAAATCACATGTCTCCATCTGTATTTGGGTTTGAATCCAATATTCCTCTTTGGGTATTCCAGTAATCTCGCGATTTACAATGTTTTTTATTTCTAACATGCGACCAAATAGTTGATTCGTTGGATCAATATTGATGCCATCTGGCGAAGCTCCAATAAACGGATAATTTTGATGCATTATGCAGCCAAAATCGCCTACGGTTGTTTGATACATTTGTTCATAAATCATTACCGTGAGCGGCTCATATTTATTTCCCCAGTGCATAGGTGACTCCGTACTATTAAAATAATTGATCTGATTTGTTTGTAACGGGCAGCATTTCTCATAAATCAGGCTATTTTTTTGGGATTCTGACCCCAGTGCTTTCCAAAGATTGCTCGCACTAATCAGATTATAGCGGAACTCGTGCCATTCTTTTGATTTTTGTTTTGGCTGGGGGATATCCTGTAGTGCTTTGATTTTTTTTGCTGTAGCTTCGACCTGTCTATTTTTTTGTTCATTCAACGTAGAACTATAGACGACAGACCGTCGTACATAGGGTGCAAAATCCAAGTAGACTTCTAGAGTATTTTTTGCGAATTCGTATAACTCATCATAATCTTCTTGGTTGCATAGATTCCCAGCAAGTAGGTCTTGGAATTGTATTTGGCAAACGTGCTCTAGCATTGTTTCATAAAAGGTTGGTGATGAAATCAAAATCATATTTTCTTCGTGATATGTTTCGAATAATTGATACATATTATTTGTCAATTCATCTACATCTTCTTCCTGCCATTCGTCGAAAATTGATTCAATTATTGTTTCAACGATTTTCGTAGATGATTTTGAAGATGTGGTCGAATTAATTGAATCCGTTTCTTCACAAATATAATCCGAATCGGTTTCCATGAATTTTGATATTGATATAACTATTAAAATATGTTTATATCAATTTTTTAGACTTTTCAACAACTACGTATTAACATAATGAAAGTGTTAAAAGATTTAGTGTTACATTACCAGCTAATGCGGTCACGGATATGTACCGGAAAGGAATAGACCCATACTTGTATAAATCGCCGGTAATAGTATGGTCTACTGTATTATAGGAGGGAATCGTGATTTCTATAGCTTGATTTGCCTCTTTGTTATCTATTAAATTTGTATAGGTATATAAACTTTGACCTATTACGCCGAGAACATTAGAACCAAAAATTGCAAACCCTTCACCTAACTGAACGCTACCTATTTTTATTTTTGGGTCACTACATTTTAATCGTTTTTCTCTGATAAAATCGCCCAAATCGATTTGAGCAAAATGTAATGTGTCTATTTCGTCGTTTAATAGTAAATCTGTTGCAAAGCCGATGCCGTTCTCATAATCGGGAGTTTCGCCAGTTCTTACATAAAGATTACTTGGAACGCCGAGTGTGGTAAAACCGTAAACGATAAAATTAATTGCATTGGGAATATTATAAACGAGTTTTACTCCTTGTGGTCCTGGTTTGATATTTGACGCTGCGAATGTGTTAATATATGTGTTGCAACTGCAATCTGATGCCGGTCCTTGTGGTCCTTGGGGTCCTGTGAAACCTGTAAAACCTGAGCCTTCTTTTCCTTGCGGTCCTGTAAAACCAGTTGGTCCGGCTATTCCTTGGGGTCCTGTAAAACCAGTAAAACCCGTAAAACCTAATCCTGTTGGTCCAGCTATTCCTTGGATACCTTGTGGACCCGTAAACCCTTGGCCATTTTCACCTTCTTTACCCTGAGGACCCTGTGGTCCTTGAAGGCCCTGTATACCCTGAACTCCATCCTCACCATCTTTTCCCTCGTCTCCTTTAGGGCCAATAGGTCCCACAGGACCAGCGTTTCCTCTATCACCTTCGCATCCTTTTTCTCCAGGAACTCCTCTCGGTCCGGTAGGGCCAACTTTACCCTCATGACCTCTTTTCCCTTCATACCCCCTAGGACCCGTAGGACCTTCTTTACCCTCTCTGCCTTCACGTCCATCTTCACCATCGCAACCATCTTTTCCAGCGTGGCCATTCTTGCCATCTTTTCCACAGTACCCATCTTCACCTGGTAAACCGTCTTTCCCATCCTTTCCATCCCTTCCGTCCCGACCATCGCATCCATCCTCTCCATTTTGACCATCTTGGCCATCTTTTCCATCACGGCCATCTTCACCTTCTTTACCATCCTCTCCATCCTGGCCGTTTCTGCCATCCTTTCCATCGCGGCCATCACGGCCATCTTCACCATTCTTACCATCTTTGCCATCTTCGCCATCACGGCCTGGCTTTCCATCCCTACCACATTTTCCATCCTTTCCATTTTCTCCATTTTTACCGTCTTTACCGTCCGTGCCGTTCTTTCCGTCTAGACAGTTATTACCATTATAACATTTTTTTTCGGATCTGCATTTTTTTGGTCTGCATTTCTGTTCTGTTTTGCAGTTTCGTGGTTTTTCGCATTCGTGAAAACTTTCATCGTCAGACTGGTACGGCATATATAATTAGATTATATATACAAAATAGCTACTATTATATTTTTCTAAAACATAATAATTTACGACAGCATTTGTGCTGCAATTATATTACAATTGTACTTTGAAATTCCGCATCTATTAATTGATAGTTATGACAAAACTAGTTCCGCAAACGCATTTTTTTTGTTCACATTTGTTTTCTCTTCCGTTCCGACCTTCACTTACGTTCCGACCTTCACTTAAGTCCCTTCCGTCCCTTCCGTTCCGTTCTGATTCGTTTTTACACTGTCTGCATTTTGATTGGCAACAGTGATTACACCGTCTCTCATGTTTATTACTTTCTGTTTTATTACACCGTTTACAACCATGGCGTTTTTCGCGTCGTTCGCATTTATTACATAATTCACTTCGTTTAGAATGGCAGTAGCTATTGTCGCTTGAATATTCTTCCTCGTCATCATGCTTAGGCATTATATATTTATATGGCCATTATAAAATTTAAAAAACAATATATTACTAAAGCATACGTGCTTTGATAGTTGTTTCACAACAGGATACAATTGTACTCGATAAAGTAAAATTGTACTTATAATATTATACCGCGGCTTCATTAGATTCCTCCAAGCTTTCACTAGTCGGCTCTTTCGCTCGCTTAGGAGTAAGAGATTTTAATGTGGATACCCTTTTTGTATCAGTAATTTTCAGCGTAAAATTACGACTCGCTTGGTTAAAATGTAATGCGGGGATAGCAGATATTTCCGACGTCTCCTTCACATATAAAACATCCTTGGTTTTATTCAGTTTGTTCTTTTCTAAACAATTTACGAAAAATACCTTTAATGATTTTACATCTTTGGCCGGAAGAGTATGTTCTTTTCCATATTTCTCCGCAAAATGATGTAACTTCTGGATTTTCACCGTTTTATCTAACTTTATCCAGGTTTCCGTCTTATTATGCTGCTTTTCCTTTTCTAGCATTTGTTCAATCGTACTATAATTCGTTTCAGTATCCATCGGCGAATAATTAGACAAAATATTCTTGTATTTATTTGGATTCGTATCTTGATTAGAGGAAAGGGACGATGCCGGTTTTTCTTCTGCAGCAGTTTGCTTTTCGGATTCATTTTTTAAAAGTTCATTAATCGTAAACATGACCCAGTTTTTATCGGGTTGTCTTTATACTTATGTAACGAATATTATGTTTATCTTCTTTTTTTAAAACATATAACTAAGATAAAACCAAAAAGTAATGAAAATAAACATAACATTTAGATTTACAAAAATATCTCAATCATCGTCTTATCAGGCCCATTTATATGGACAAACAGGGGATTATGACGCTTATACCATGCGGTTTTACCATTCCATATAAAGTCTTCCATTTCCATGTCCGCGGCATTTAAAAATAACAGGTTCTCATAATCTAGTTCGATTTTGTCAGGATTCTCAAAAAATACTGTAGTCCAGAATCGTTGGTCATCATGACGGTCATCATATTGATATCCTTTCATACAGTGGCGAAGTGCGTCCACTCGGCCAATTATCATACCACTATTTAGAAAGGGAAATTCAGGCATATTATCATTTGGAAATTTATATTCTGAGGCTCGACCGGGATCTGGATGACAACTTTTTTCTGCTCCAAAAATAATGGGTTTCGAGAACATTTTATATCGTCGTACTACCTCGGTCAAGTTTCCCAAATAGGCCAAATCATAGGCATCTGTGAAAAGAACAATATCACTTTCATTGATAGTAGGGCGATTGATAAAATTATATATTTCGCGTAGTTTTACGCCGAAATTTTGCGTTCCTTCCCAACCGATGAGGCGATTTTCTTGCAGACCGAGAACTTCGATGGTTTCTTTGTTTTTTTTTACGTTGGCAAGTATTTTGTTGAGAACCTTGTGCGGTTTTGTAGCGACTGTAATATAATGAATCGTCTCTATTGGTTTGGTCTCTTGATATTTTAACATAATATAGTAAAACAGTATACTAACATAAAATAAAATGATTTTATATTGGTTTTTATAATGGTTTTATACATTTTATTGAAGTAAAAACGTTTATTTTACGTTTACGGTAAATATAATAAATGCATTATTAATATATAATGTATTTTGACATTGGATCAAACATTGGTCTTTGGAGTTTAGAAAACATTAACCTTTGTGAAAAAATAATTTCAATAGAAGCATCACCTATAACATTTAATGGATTATTAAATACTTGTAAAAATGATAAAATAATTTTACTTAATTATGCAGTTTGTAACAATAATAGTAATGATATAACTTTTTATCAAGCAGATAATCATGTTTTATCAACTATAAATAAAGATTGGTTAACAAAGGATACATCAAGATTTTGTAATCATCCATATACGGAAATTACTTGTAAAACAATAACCATAGATAAATTAATAGAACTATATGGGTTGCCTGAGTTGATTAAAATAGACGTTGAAGGCGGAGAGTACGAATGCATTACATCATTAACTCAAAAAGTAAAGTTGCTTTGTTTTGAATGGGCGAGTGAAGTAAATGATATTAATTTCAAATGTATAGATTATTTATTAAATTTAGGTTATACACAATTTTATATTCAATATTATGATTGTTATTCATTTAGACCAAAAGATACTGATTTTTATGACATTTCTACTATAAAAACAAAATTGTTGAATACAATACCAAAAGAAGATTGGGGAATGATATGGTGCAAATAATCGGCGTTAATGGGAACGGTGTATAATGGTTTTATACATTTTTATCTACAACAACCAGCTTGGCAATATTTTTGATTATTTTTTCATCTAAACGTACTTGTTCGTCTCCTAAATCACCCAAAGAATTACGCATCATATTTATGCAAAAACTATATTTTTCATTTTCGGGTTCTTGGCATTCAGGGTTTTGTTCTCGCCATTTGGGGATTTTTCTATAATTTTTATGGGCTACCTTAGTAATCATATTTTTTATTTTGGAGTTTTCTTCGGTATCGCGGTTCCATTCATTTTTATCTTTTATATAGAGGGTTTCGCGTTTTAAATCAGTGCAATGCAGGGGGCGTTTTGATACGTCTAATTGTTTGAGACGAGTCAAAATAATATCCGTAATTCCAGCTACATATCCGTTATTTGCTACGTTTTCGAGTTCTCTCATTTGAATATCAATGTTCTCAATAAACTCAGTAATATTCATTGCATCCCGACATGTTTCATTTAAAAAGAGGTTCAAATTAAATTGATTATTGATTGTGTTATTATTGTTATTGTTCGTGATATTCGTTATAGCAGTAAGTGGTTTGGCATTCATGAGTTCGATAATTTTTGCATTTTGTTCTATCATCATATTGCGAATTTCCTCATTTTCTTTAAATAACGATAAAATAGTTTCAATGTTATTCGGTGTTTCTTTTTTTTCAATAACCACCTCTTCAACAACAACCGGTTCAACCACATGAATAATGGGCTTAATTCCAGGAGAACAAATCTGAGTATGCTTCCATAAACCACTCCGTGTTTTGTATTTTTTACTACATAATGAACAAGTTGTATTAGTAAATAACTGTGAACCCGCAGCGGCATTTTTGGCTGTTTCCTCGGTTTCCAAAATGTTTCCTGATGTTTCCACCTCCACTGCATCAATATGTTTACGAGTGGATATGTGAGTATTGTAATTGCTTTTTTTGCTGCTAATGAAGTTACAAATTGTACATTGAAATTTTGGCATTTTTTGGCATTTTTCCATTCTATATAATGGAAACAGAAAAAAATGCCTAAAGGTTTCCGCATAGAATTATGTAAAAAGTTATGCAGCCAAATTAAAATGATTTTCTCTGTGATAAAAGCATTTTCAGGCAAAACTGATTTTTTATACCCACTAAAAAAATTCTCCCTCGAGGTTTCTAAAATTGGACATTTATAAATGTCCATTTTTCAAAAGTGAGGTCATTTCTTTTTTGATGTTTTTAGGGAGTTCGATAGTAAAACTATTTAATCAGAGCTGTTGACAAATGTTTCCAAATGTTGCCATTTTTGTCAACACCCGCATAACAACACAAATTAGTAATATTTTTGATAGCACAACAATAACAAAAAAAATTACTCGTTATCCTCGTTTTCCCTCGACGGTTTTGGCAACACAAAAAAACGAGCCGACTATTCTCACATAGAATTATGTAAAAAGTTATGCAGCCAAATTAAAATGATTTTCTCTGTGATAAAAGCATTTTCAGGCAAACACACTTTTTAAAAAGCTCTAAAAAAATTCTCCATCGAGGTTTCTAAAATTGGACATTTATAAATGTCCATTTTTCCAAAGTGAGGTCATTTCTTTTTTAGAGTTTTTAGGGAGTTCGATAGTAAAACTATTTAAATTTAATAAAAAAGCCAGGTTGGATTCGAGGTTTTGCGTAATTTATGTTTTCAACATAAAAGTATAATAAATACAGGAATGTTACGCAAAAACTGTGTTCTCCTGGTATAAAAAATTGAATAACTTTTTGTAAAATAAAATCTTGGTATTATTACCCATCGGCACCGTTTGTCTTTCTCTCACTTCCCTCCCCCGTTTTTGAAATGGATTTCTGCACCGTCCTCTCCAAGAAGGAGCTTCGCACTAGTGCCAAGGTCAAGGCACAGATCAAGGCCCCTGTCAAGGTATCTCTTGATCAGACCAAGATTAAGAGCCAACGCCCCATCAACATGGCCATGCAGGAGTGCAACTACTGCAAAGCCAAGGGTCACCGCATTCATGCCATGGATGCCTATGGTATCTACCAGACGGATGATGCGGGTGCTCGTATCCTGGCGTGCCCTGTGCTCATAAACAAAGAGAAACGGCTGAATCCGTCGGCACCGACTTCAGAGACCGAGTTTCCTGCCCTATCCGCTCTTTCGTCTGGTACAGGGGCGACCTGGACTCAGCAAATCACCATGAAGCTTCCCATCAGCATCCAGGAAGCCAAGCAAAATGCCGCTAAGCAAGTCAAGCAGTTGTCTTGGGCAGACAAGCAGCAATTCCTGCAGCGTCAGGAAGAACTGTATCGTGCTGAAATGGAAGAGGACATGCGTGAGGATGAGTTCTATTATGCACAAAGGGAATGGGATAGGAAGCAAGAGGCAGAAATAGATGAACGCGAGGCCAAGCGGGCATTCATGTCCCGCCAGGCTGCTTACCAGGATGAAGATGATGAGCTCGATGAGTTGGACGATATGATTTGGTCTGCCATGATGGAAGCCGAATCACATCGTTCATAAATACAACGAGTAGCAACAAATCGATAAAAATAAACAGTTAGGTAGTGCAATGTAGCGTATATTTATGAAAAAATGCTTAATAAACAAAAAAGCATTTTTTTATGGTTTTACAAAAAAAAATAAATATTTTTTTTGTAAAAATATATTGTACCGAGAATCAATGAAGATTCTCAGCAATAACACTAAAAATTTTAGTTTGAAATTGGCTGTATGAATCATTTTACAAAGTGCGAGATTCGTTAATTGCTATACTCATTTCGTTTAATCTTATTAAAAAAATTATTTTTTAGGTAGCTGTCTGAGTATGTTTTGCTAGACTCTTTTTCAAAATTTTAATTATTTTTTGGGGTAGCTGCTTGAGTCAATTGGGTACTGGGTACCAAAAATTTTCATATTATTTAAGATTTGTAACTATCTTGGGCACGTTCCCCAAAATACGTAAATGAAGCATATTGACCTTAATCAATACACCCATTCTCTAAAAATAACATTTTTTGTATTGTTTGCTGTACGAATCCATTTGATTAGGTGCGGGATTCCTCTTCTCCATATAGAATAGATTGTCTTTATGTACCTTCTATTTATTATGTAAATTTACATAGACTAAACAAACGACTCTGAAATAATACGTTCCATAGGTAAATATCTTTCATTATCAAGAGCCTTCACTAAGCATTTAATAGGAGTCAAATCCTGTAAGCCTGCTAATCCAAGCTCACAAAATATATTTAAAATGCTAGGGTCAAACCCGCTCATCATAGAACAATTTGCTTGAGTAGAAAGACAGGGAAACCCCTCAGTATGTCTTAAGTTCCAAAAGAGAATATGTGGCGGAGTAAGTGGTTCTCCATAAAGTCGCATACCAGTCGCAGCATATTTCTGTTTTATTTGGTCATACAAAATATCCCATTGAATTCTGTTGTTTTTCTCAATCTCTGGAGTTGTTGAATAACTTCCATGAAACCTCCAATTTAAGTTATTGTCAATTTGCATATCAGAGAAGATCGCCAAAACCATATTTTCAACTTCCATAGGCGGAATTCTTCGATGTTCAATAGAAAGCAAAATCAAATCAAGTGCTTTATAAAAATCAGTATTGTATCCAGAATCAGCCTCACGAAATATTTTTTTGGCCATTTTACTGAACGTATCACAATATTCCAGATTCAACCAGTTTGGCTCTGACGAAAAGGTCATAATTCGTTTTCCAAGCAGCGATTTTTCGGCAACGCGGCAACCTAATCCAATAGCAGCATATAATGGTTCACCGGACATTGAACCCGAAGTATCTACGATAGCTATCACATTGCCCAAAGAGTTCGCATTTTTTTTATTACAATTATCTCGCCACTGGGAGTTAATTATGTCTAACTCATCCTCATTCACAGTAGATAACGCTTGTAATGTAAATGTATTTAAACCGACATTCCCACCCTTTATTTCTTTACCATGCTTAGCAAGGGAATCCAAATAGACCTTAAAATTCTCAGCACACTGAATTCGGTCAGGGGCATTGCTTCGAATTTCTTTGCTATCTTTATTTTTATGTAGGTTCATAAAAGCTCGCCTGTTTTTCATCATAGTTATCGAGGTAGTTTTAGAATGGTCAATTTCTGACCACTTGCCCAAAGACTGTTTTATCTGCACAGTATCGATATGGCGATTCAATGTGGAGCAAATAATCCGATATTGAGTTTTACACTTTTTGATAGCACGATGAAGAGAAATATCCGTTTTTGCAGAGGCTAAATATTCAGGAAAATAGTCCTTGGCAAGTATTTCGTTCATAAAGCCAAACTTATTTGATGATTCACGGCTTATCCATTTGCTAACTAGAGATAGCCGCCTTGATTTGTCAGATTCTTCCGCACTCAAATAAATTTGATAATCGTTATACAAAGCCTCATTAATTCCCTTTATGCAAGACTGAATAAGTGGGTGTTCCATATCTCCACCATTATCCAAAATGTATTTGCAGAGATATTTGGCATCTTTCCAGGAACCATACGGTGCCTGTGATTGATTTCTACAATCAATATCATGAGGGTCTACCATAAACAAAATCATTGCTTGTTCAGCTAATTCGGGGAAATAGTTATGCCAAGTCAAAATCATCATATAAGCAAGTGTATATTCGCCTTTCCCACCGTGGATATCACGTGTCTTGGCAATTATTTTGTATAGCGTAGTGAGTAATTCCTTGCCGCTTTTTTGTTTTTCTACGTTTTCTTGGATAATCGACAATTCTCTCAGCAATTCATCTAAGACCCTGGCCAAATTGACGATATTATCGGAAGTTGTCCGGACACATTGGAAATCAAATTGAACAATCTTTTCAGACAGTTCGTTAGACCAATCTAATTCGGCATGCCCGTTCTCTCCAGAGTGACAAGGGCTTGGTTTAGTGATAGAGTCTAGTTCCTCAATTAATAAGTTCATCGGGGGGGGGGAGTAAATATACTAAATTAAATAACAAGTAGGCTTTAATTCAATTTTTTGAAATACTTGTATTATTTCAAAAAAACCAGAAAATTACGTAAAATTAAGCCAATTCCTTAATTGTTCCATTGTCAAAAGCATACCAATATTTCACAGTATTACTATCATTTGTAGAAAACTTTGTACCATCTAAATATAAAACAGTGATTGAGCCATCAACCGTAATAACTACGTCTCCTGCCTTTTTCTCATGTTCATATGTATAATTAATATTAAGGATCGATTTCTTAGCAATTACACTCTTTGACCCCGCAGCATCAGAATAAATTGCAATATCAATAGTAGGGTGGGTTTTAATCGCTTCGTTTAAATCAGAAATCAACTCTGAATATTTACCATTCGTCAAAGGTAAAATATTGGTTGTTGAGGTCTTAAGATAATTAGCATAAGATGTATAAAGAACGGTTGTGCTTATATGAAAGTTATTCATCTATATTATCTGATTTTATTTTATTTTTCTGTTTTTCTAAATTGTAACGGTTTATTCTATTAAATAGTGTTACGCGAATTATCTTATAATTATGACAGCAATTTTATCGCAGGTGGCTGTACGCCCGTTATATAATACCAAGAACTCAAGTCTGTATCTAAAAAAACGAATTTTCCAAAATCATCGAAAATAAAATTAGTACCACTTTCATGATACGTATCTACGCCATCTTTAGTTTCAGTATATTCAAAACTATACACTATGGTCAAAACACGGCGATTCAAAATTGGATTCCCGTTTGTATCTAATGCAAATATAGTACCGAGTTCATTTTTATAAATACTAATTGATATATATCCTATTGCGGATAACGCATAATTAATATCATCAATAACTTTAATTATCTCACCGTTTTTTAATTGCTGATCATTTTGAATTGAAGAAACGTAATGTGAATATGAATTATACAAAACTACATTATTGACATGAAAATCACGGGATTTTTTCATTATATAGTAAGTGCTGCCAATAATTGCTAAATAAAATATAATTGACTGCGTAATAGAATTGTACTCAAGATTAATACAAATGTACCACACAAGATGGGCAAAAATGATTAACCTGTTTCGTAAAACCAATAAAAAATAAATCTTCTGCCATGTATATAAAAATGTATTTCTTGGTCGATAATATTAACAAGGTTATTTTCGGATGGTCGGCAAAATGCGGGTGTAGCCATATAAAGAAATTATACCAATTTTTAGCGAAAAAGAATCATAAGTGGGTCCATATGCAGGAATATTATTCAAGCCCATTTCCAGAATCTTTTTCTGGATATACTATTTTTATTATTCTACGAAATCCATATGATAGAATTGTTTCAGGATATTTAGATAAATATAGCGAAGACGGACATTATTATCATCAATGGTCAACAAATCTACCCCCATTGACTTATCGTAATTTTGTAGACGAAATATGTAAAAACGAATTTAAAGTAATTCATCGCCACCATTTCACCCCCCAATTAAGTGAGGATTGGGACAAATTCCAGAGCAAACTTGTCGACAATTCTCCCAAAGAAATAATTGTTTATGATATTGCCAAAATTGATTATTTGTTTATAGAATCAATTTATGGTGTAAAAATACCCGCAGATGTATTAGAATTTCGCGGCGATCATATTAATAAACGAAATGAAAAAATTAATTATCCAGTCTATGATTTAATTCAGAATGACTATTTTGACAAGAAACCTGTAACACAATGTTTTTATGATGGGGACATCGCTAAGAAATTTGAAGATTTTTATAAAGTAGATTTCGATTTTGCCAAATTGAACGGAATTCATTATCAAATCAAAAAAGAATAAAAAAATAAAAATCACACATATATGTATATGAATTACAATATTGAAAATTGTATAAAGGTAAACAATACACGATGCAGCGGAAGTTTATTTCATTTTCCTCATTTTATGATGGATTGTTTATTTAACGAAATACGCCATGAATTTTACAAATATGACGTAGTATATCGAAGAAAAACATTAGCTCAATCACTTGGTATATTTTCAAAAATTTATGAAGAAGTTATGGGAGTAAAATCTGTTGAAATTCCCGATAAACATTTTGAAGATTTATCATTAAATTTAATCATTACGCCAAGACCGAATCATCCTACAAAGGAAGAAGTAGACAAATTCCGCCAATTTATTTTTGATAGGTATCAATATGACCCAACTAGTCAAGATGAAGGGTTCCCAGAAGTTGTTTTGATAGAACGCGGAGAGCGTGTCGAATTAATGATTGATGATGAATTAAAAAGAATAAATCATAATGTTACTACAGGAAAGGAGCGGCGTGAGATAAATGATATCGAGAAATTAAAAGAATTCTTGGAAAACAAATATGGGAATAAATACCAAGCACTTATATTTGAAAAGATGGAGTTTCGAGAGCAAATCCAATATTTTAAAAATGCGAAAATTGTTATTGGCATTCATGGGGGAGGGTTGGCCAATATATTATTTTGTAAACCCAATACGAACCTTATTGAGGTTTCAGGCGGGGGGGATTTCGGTTGGTATTTTTTAAATAATTCATGCAAACAATTAAAAATTAATCAGATAAAATGTGAAAATGACTTGGAAGAAATAAAAAACATTATTGAAAATATATAGATAGATGAAAACCGTGATTTTAGCATGGACGCATAAAGTATGTAATTTAGTAACAACTGAGACGGATAATTTTTGGGGTTTAGGAGATACGATTCGTGGCACTATTCATTTGTTTCAACTATCTAAAAAAATGGGATTTCGACTTATTGTAGACATTCAGTTGCATAACGTCTCTCATTATTTAAAACAGCATACACATGAATTTGATAGGTTTGTTTTAGAAAATAAGAATAAAATTCCTTTCATCAGCGATGTGGAACAATATATAGAGAGTTCATCTGATGATGTGTTGATTTTTTTGACAAATGGGTCTCAACGATTGAGAGAACCTATTTCAGAAGAATGTAAACTATTCATAAAGGAGATATTATGTCCTAATGAAGAATTTGATAAACATATCAGGACAAAAATGGAGCGATTGCCATCTCCTCATAATTATTCTGTTTTACATTATCGACTTAATGATATTGAAATGATAAATATTGATAATAACAAGGCAATTTATGACAAATATTTAGAGAACCTCTTATCTAATGTAGAGGAGGATTCGATTTTGATTAGTACCTCTAAGAAATTTAAAGACTTTGTAAAAACAAAAAATTCTGTTTTTATGTTTGATATAGATATCGGGCATTTGGGATATGCAGCACATAAAGATATAATAAAGGATACGCTATATGAGTTTTTTTTACTTAGTAGGGCTCGGCTTATTAAAACACATAGCGTTTATAGATGGTTATCTGGATTTGCTAGTGTCGCAAACCAAATTTATGACGTACCGCTTCAAAGAATATAACATATTGTTTTTGTATATATGAATACTACAAAAACAATAAACATTGGACAAAAGGGAATCATTGAACAAGATGAACCCACAGGACCCAAAAAACGTATCGTAACCGCCACTGAATCCTTTACAAATACATATACCAATATTCCAGAGGAAGCCTATCAATATATTGAACAATTATACAAAAAAAATATGGTCGATATAGAAAAATGCAATTTTATACAGCAACAAATTCGCCAAAAATTATACGGATATCGCGGCCAAGATACTGATAAAAAGATTTTTGACGCCGACCGTTTTATAAAACTCGACCAGGTTCTCAAATTAATGATAGAATCTAAAAATCAGTGTTATTATTGTAAAGAATGCGTGCAGGTTCTCTATGAAAATGTAAGAGAACCAAAACAATGGACACTCGACCGAATTAATAACAAAATGGGGCATAATGAGGGGAACCTATTAATCGCTTGTTTAAACTGTAACTTGAGGCGTAGAACTATGCATACAGAGCGGTATGTGTTTACCAAACAACTGAATATAAAAAAAGTTGATGATTAAGTAAAAGATATAGAGGGGTTTTGTCTTTTAATTTATTCAACACATTACAATAAAAAATAGAAAAATGATAAATTCCTTTGTTTCTATGTCTTCCTCTATGACAGATAATGCAACGACAAATAGTCATATTTATAAAAAAGAATTGAGAGAACTTACTACTCACCAAAAAATATATGACAAATTAGATTATTTTCACAAATCGAACAAAATTCCCCATATTATTTTTCACGGTTCTTCCGGTTCTGGGAAACGCACAATTGTAGATAAATTCTTAAATAAAATTTATAATAATGATAAACAAAAACTGAAATCCAATGTCATGTATGTAAACTGTGCTCACGGAAAAGGCATCAAATTTATCCGCGAAGAGCTTAAATTTTTTGCAAAAACAAATATTCATATGAACAATGGCGTTATTTTTAAAACGATTGTTCTCTTAAATGCCGAATTTTTGACAATAGATGCACAAAGTGCCCTTAGACGGTGTATTGAATTGTTCAGTTATAATACGCGGTTTTTTATTATTGTGGAGAACAAACATAAATTATTAAACCCGATATTATCTCGATTTTGTGAAATATATGTGCCCGAACACATTGAAAGTGGTAAATTAGTAAATTTACATGAACAATCTGTTAATGGTCTCTATCGTATAGAAAACATTACAGAGAAACAGGAATGGATACAGCATAAGATTTGTGAAACGCCGCGAACCCATATAGGATTTGTCCATTTAGCCAAACAATTTTATGAACAGGGCTATTCTTGTTTAGACCTGATTTTATGGATAAAACAATCTACGACAATATCTGAATTGGATAAATCTACAACGTGTATGTGTTTTGATAAAATAAAATTAGAATTCCGTTGTGAGAAATTGCTTCTATTATACATTTTTGATTTCCTTTTTTTACGTTTAAATAAAGGTTTAGAAAGTATCTCTACAATATAAGCATAAGCAATGGACGACTTTGTAATCTCTAATTTAAATGAGGCACGTAACGAGTGGTGCAGCCGTTTAGTAAGTATCTTTACCCCTTTAGTTATTGAGGGTGTTCGTTCCATCTTTAGTGAGTCGTGGAAATTGTGCTTGGAGAACGACGAGGCAAACAAGTATTTAATGACATTTCAGAATTTGCTTTCTCGGGTTCCTAAGTGGAATAATGTCATTGTTGAAGAAGAGCGGAAACGTATTATCGAACGCAGTGGATGTAATTATTTGGAGGATTTGATATCTTGTGTACATATTATTCAATTAAAGGTTCTCACTTGTATCAGGGTTGGAAATAAACAGAAAAAGATTGATATTTCTATACCAAAATTAGATACCTTTATTCACAAAGTATATATTAATGCCGCACGAAAAGTATATATGAATGTTTATTTGTTTGAAAAGAATATTTCTCCTTTGCAGTTACAGAAAAATAATAGAGAACTTGAGAACATTGTTCAGGAATGTATTATGATGGCAATACGTGAAAGCATTCCGACAGAATCAATTATTCGTGCGTATATGGATGAAAGCATGGAGCAGGAAGAAGAGATCACCATTGAAAACATCGAAGAACCAATCGAAGAAAATGTAACAAATTCAAAGAATAACGAAAAGGATGGGGAGAGTGAATCGAGTCCAATTACGGCAGAAGATGAACCCCCGGAAATCGTCCCATCTATTAAAAATTTGGATGAGAAAGAAGTAGTAACTCGATTAACATTTGATAATACTGATTCAGTTTTAGATAGCTCTGATGTAGTAAAAACGATAGAAGCTCCCAAAACAATCGAACGTTTGGAGGAAATAAGTACATCACGGGCGATTCAGAGGAAATTAGAGGAAGAGGAAGAAGACCGTATTAAAATTCATACCGATCAAATTGATTTAAGTGGGTTTGATGTTTTAGATGAAGTAGGCAATATTAAGATGAGCGATGACATTTTATTGAATGATTTTGAGGAATTGCCATAAATACTAGTATAAAACGGTAGGTTACTGGAATTCAATCTTTTGAAAATAATAAGAATTAAACTAAATTACATCAATGCATCAATGCATCAATGCATAAATGCTAATTGAATTTTATAAATATTTTTCAAAAGAAAAAGGGAGGGGTCGCAGGGGAACCGTAGGTTCCCTGCTAATAAATACTTTAGGAAATAAAAAAAAACGTAAAAACAGTGGTATGCGTTACATAAATGATAAAATTATTGTTTTGTTTTATATAGGAAACAAAACAGCAATGACTGGCTTTGGAAATGTTCTCATGATATCCTTGATTATAACTGTTTTATTTTGTTTTATGAAGTTTGTAGAAATGAAATTTATTGATAAAGAGATGAAACCTCTCAAATTTGTTATTCGTGATTCAGCGGTTGTCTTTTTATGCTCTGTAGCCGGAGTATTTGGTGTGTTAAATATGAAAACTACTATTTCAGATTTTTTTAATGTAGTTACGGAAAGCAAGGTAGCTGACGTAGCTAGTAGTAATACGCAGATTTTTACGGATGCACCTGGATTCTAAAGCGTAAAAGTCTATTTTTATCGATGTATAATATATATAATTATACATGGAAAATGGAGGGATAGAAAATGGGAAAAATGAGGAAGATGTAATAGATAGACCCGTTGTTGAACAAGCAAAAAGTATAGAAAAAATGATAGCTAAGCAGAGGAAAAAGGAGGAAAAGGAAGCCAAGGTACCAAAACCAAAGACGTTAAAAATAAAAGTGCCAAAAGAATTGAAAGAACCTAAGCCAAAGACGTTAAAAATAAAAGTGCCAAAAGAAGTCAAAGTGCCTAATCCCAATAAAAAGACACTAAAAATCAAAGTGCCGAAGGAACCTAAGGAGACAAAGGTAGCGACTAGCACAGTTGATCAATCAGCATCAGATGAAAAACCCTCAAAATTTGAACCACCTTATAACAAATTATTTATTCAGGTTCTCGAAGACTTATTAAAACTAATGAAAAAGAAGCAAGATAATGTTCACCAACTGGCATATAAGCGTGCCATAGAAACCGTTCGAGGAATAACAGAAGACATAACAAGTGTCGATCAATTAAAAGGTAAAAAATTTATCGGACCAATTATCATTTCAAAAATGGAAGAATACTTACAAACGGGAACTCTGCAATTATTTGAAAGAGAAAAGGCAGAACCTGGATATGCAATGAATGAGGTATATGAACAATTCAGTAATATTTATGGCGTAGGTCCAAAAAAAGCACAAGACCTTATTGATAAGGGCATAAAATCAATAGACGAATTACGTGAAAAACAAGGCGAATTATTAAACGAAAGTCAAAAGGCAGGATTAAAATATTATGATGATATTTTGAAACGAATTCCTAGGAAAGAGATTGATGAATATAATAATATTTTTAAAAAAACTCTGGATAAAATCCTAGCAAAAGAGGAAGGCGAAAATAATGATGCCAAGTACGAAATTGTTGGTAGTTATCGCCGTGGCCTTCCTGAATCTGGTGATATTGATATGATTTTGACCTCATCAAATAAATCACTTTTTAAGAAATTTACTGATGCCTTATTAGAAGAGAGTATCATTTTGGAAACATTATCTTCCGGGGCATCAAAATGTTTGGTTATAGCTAGATTGCCAAATCGTGGTACTGCTAGAAGAGTAGATTTTTTATATTCTAGTCCGGAGGAATTTCCATTCGCCATTTTATATTTTACAGGAAGTAAAGAATTTAATACTGTGATGCGTGCTCATGCACTGACTATGGGAGTCACTTTAAATGAGCATGGATTATCTAAGAAAGAACCCGGAAAAAAGAAAGAGGAAATGATAGCCGATAAATTCATGACAGAACAGGATATATTTACCTATTTGGGTTTGGAATATAAAGAACCTACAGAACGCATAGGTGGCCAGGCCGTTGTCTCAACGGCAAAAGAAGTTAATCAGGCAAAGGCGGGTTTAGATAAATATGATGCCACTGTTTGGAAACGTGGTAATTATGATGAAAGTTGTGATGAAGTATGTGCAAAAGAAGATGGAAAATGCGACGTTAGTCAAATTGCTACGTTAGATAGTGATGATAAAATATCCAAGTTAGCTCTTGCTACGGGTGCAGAATGTTTAAAACATCTTAGTGTTGAATCCACGCCATTTTTAGAAGACTATGGCGGGAAAGGTTGTTGGCATGTCAAAAAGGGTAGTAAGGCTACTCGCAAATGGTGTACGAAAAAATCGGCTCAGTGGAATACGAATTTGTGCCCGTGTAAGACAAAGAAAAAGGGTAAAAAGGAGCCTGAGGAGGTCAAACCTGTAAAAATACCTGGTCAAAAAAGAACCTATAAAAAACGCGAAAAGATTACGAATGATTTGAAAGAAAGTGAGGTAGAAATTGTTCCGATAATAACCGAAGGAAAGGCAAAAAGCAGTGAAGGAACGCAGGGCCCTACTGAAAAACCAATAAAACTAAAAATAAAGCCAAAAAAAGACAGTGAATCAAATAAAACCAGAAAAAAATCAAATGATAAAAAAATAGAAAAAACTGATATAAACCAAACTGGTGATATAAACCATACTGGTGATAATAACCATACTGGTGATAATAATAAACCAGGCAAAATGGATACAAGACAAATAATTACTCAATTTAAAGAAACTGGAATATCAGTGTTAGATAACTTACCTGAAAAAACATTGGCTGAGTTAATTGGCGTAGCTAATATGGCATATTACAATACAGATCATCCTTTAATGACAGATAATGAATATGATATTGTCAAAGAATATACAGAAAGAAAATTCCCAAAAAGCACAGTCTTGGAGCAAATAGGTGCACCAATCATAAAAAACAAGGTCGCCTTACCATTTAACATGCCCTCTATGGATAAAATCAAACCCGATTCTGGTGCATTGGCAAATTGGACCAAGAAATATACCGGACCCTATGTTTTATCCTGTAAATTAGATGGAGTGAGTGGAATGTATGTTTCAGATGAAGCCAAATTATATACTCGCGGCGATGGCCACGTAGGCCAGGATATTTCGCATCTTTTATCAACGCTTAATTTACCCAAAACCAAGGGGCTCGTAGTACGTGGCGAATTTATTATGCCAAAAGCAGTTTTTGAAGAAAAATACAAAGGCAAGTTTGCAAATCCCCGTAATTTAGTATCGGGGATCATAAATAGCAAAACCGTCGATGAAAAAACTAAAGATTTACATTTTGTTACCTATGAGGTAATTGAACCATCTATGAAACCAAGCGAGCAAATGTCGACTCTTTTGAGCAATGGATTTGAAACTGTGCAAAATAAGACGGAACAATCTCTTACGAATGAGCAGCTTTCGGAAGTATTGAAAGATTGGAGAACTAGCTATGAATATGAGATTGATGGCGTCATTGTTTCAGATGACCATATCCATTCTCGTATAGACGGAAATCCTGATTATGCTTTTGCCTTTAAAATGGTCATGAGCGATCAAATGGCCGAAGCTAAGGTAGTAGATGTTTTATGGGAAGCTAGCAAGGCAGGATACTTAAAACCCAGAGTTCGTATTGAACCTATCCGCTTAGGTGGTGTGACCATCGAATATGCGACTGGATTTAATGGGAAATTTATTGAAGAAAATAAAATCGGTATAGGTGCGGTTATACAGATTATACGGAGTGGTGATGTTATTCCACACATCAAGGCAGTGACTACGCCTGCTGAACATGCGAAAATGCCCGCCGTAACATACCATTGGACAGATACTCATGTAGATATTATTTTAGACAATATCAGCGAGGATGTTACAGTGCGTGAAAAGAATATTACTGCATTCTTTACAACACTAGAAGTAGAAGGGCTTTCTGGTGGAAATGTAAAGCGTATTATGAAATCCGGGTTTGATTCAATCGCTAAAATATTAGTGATGAGCAAGGATGATTTCGAAAAAGTAGATGGTTTCAAGAAAAAGATGGCAGATAAATTGTATGATGGAATTAAAACCAGGGTTGAGGAGGCATCTCTTTTGAAAATCATGGTAGCATCAAATATGCTTGGGCGGGGATTAGGAGCAAGGAAAATTGGGCCTATTTTAGAAGCTCAGCCTGATATTTTAACCAGTCCAGATTCCGCGGAATCAAAGATAGTCAAATTACGTGCGATTCCCGGTATTGGCCCTGAGAATGCAAAGAGTTTTGTTGCAAATATTGGTGCTTTTATGGAATTTTTGAAGGAATGCGGATTAGAAGGTAAATTATCTGAAAAACCTGCTTTTGGTGAAGCATTTAAAAACGAACTGCAAAATACATTAGAACCTGCTTCGGAAATCGATAAATCAAATCCACTTTTTGGAAAACATATTGTTATGACAAAGACCCGTGATGCAACATGTATAGAAAAAATAAAAAGGGCGGGTGCGATTTTAGATGATGGAATAGGAAAAAATACCTTTATTTTGATTGTGAAATCAAAGGAGGATGTTTCAAATAAAACAAAGGTTGCAAAGGAGCGTGGTATCACTATTTTAACACCGGAAGAATTTAACCAAATGTACTAGGATCAATAACTATTTTTCCAAGGTAGATATCCACTACTTCTTTCTCCCATGGTTCCTTTGGCACGGGTATATATCGATGCATTATATTTTCTTCAAAAATACACCATGTTTGTGGATGTCTACGCATTTCTGGTGAACAATAGGGGAGATGATTGAAGATAAACTCACGAAGGGCTTGGCGAAATTCGGTTTTATCTTCTGGCGTATTTAGGAGTATATCGAGTGCAATTACGCTTGCGTCTCTAGGCACTAGATTAACTGTTTCAATTGAATTTTCCATGACCGCGTCTTTATATAATATAAACTTAACTGTTTATATTATTATCAATTTTTTACCTATTTTCACTTAACTAAATACAGTGTTGATGCCATGATCCACAACGAATAATATCCAAAACAAAGATAAAAAATAGAAGATTCACTCATCGGATAAACTTCTGGCACAAGTTTTTGAAAAAGAATATACCAAATTAGTAAAAGACCCGCGGATTCTAAAATAATATTTATATCTAGTAAATCAATAAACGATTGTCTATTTTTGAATAAATATAATGGTAAAACGTGAATAAAAATCCCGAACCCATTTATAACGTATTTACTGAAATAGCCTAAAAAAATATCGCCATATTTTTCAAACGCAAAATCAGGATAATAATAAATCATAATAGATACGATGACTAAGGACATTATACAAGAAAAATATAAGGCAGTATTGAAGTCATGACCTATATAGACGAAATTTGCCAAGAACACTAGTGACGAAAATTTGAGCGTTTCATTTATAATTGAATTCAGGTTTTTTTCTAAAGGATAAGACCGAATATTCATTGACTTTATAATATATCTCGAAAAAAGAAGACATTAAAAAAGTCAAAATGTGTTTATGTATTATAAAAAATTGAATAACTTTTTATAATCTGGATTTCTAGTATTATTTCGCACAGACAACGTTATGGCTGCCATTCTTCAGCAAATCGAGAACCAAGATCAGGACATGATGTTTTCACATGGACAAGGAGACGGACAAGGACAAGGACATGGAGACGAACAAGGACAAGGACCTATGTCACGACAAAATTCCACTGCATATTGCTACACCGAGTTGCCCAAGGCTGACACTGTCTTGCCCGATGCTGACACTGTCTTGCCCGAGGCTGACACTGTCTTGCCCGATGCTGACACTGTCTTGCCAAATCATACGGTCCAGATTACATCTGCCCTCAAGCAAATGTGCAAAGGTCAAGACCAGTCGTTTCAGGGTAAGTTCAAAGACCAAGAAACTGGCGAAGAGGGCGTTTGGGGGATGATATCAGATGGCCATGGCAGCAACAGCTGTATCAACTTTCTTCGTGACATCAAACAAGATACGTTGAACGATATTGTCAGTACGACGCGTCCTGTCGAGAACTTGGCCGGCCTCATCAATGCATCTCGTAGTATTGGATTTGGTGAGAGCTCAGGTGCGACAATGTGCCTCGTGAAAGTGTACACGGATCGCGTCGTCTGCATCAACTGTGGTGACTCTCAAGTCGCTGTTTATAAAAATGGTACACTGGAGTTCTTGAGCATGGAGCATACTAGCTCCAACCCTTCGGAGCGTGCTCGACTCGAACGTGACTTTTCTGGCATTAGATACCCTCTTTCAAGCAACATCCAAATCATCAATCCCGATTCTCTGATTGGCATTAAGTCAACGTATACGCAGTGGCCTAATGGGACGATGCTTGCACCGACCCAGGCTCTGGGCCATCGCGGAGTCACTGGTTACGCACCTGACAAAACCGCGATTCTTTACGGGCCTTGCGATACCATCCAGGTGGTGATTGGTTCGGATGGACTTTGGGATATGGTTTTGAAGGACCGGGCCGAGGAAATGGCATGGTTTGCTGACAAGTCCAGTGAGCAGATTGCGGAGTTTGCACGGGCAAGATGGATGCAGGAATGGAACATGGCTCCCTCTGTGCCTGAGGGACAGGAACATGCTTTTGTCAAGTGCCATTATAAAGAGACGGATGCGGATGACATTGGCGTAGTCAAGATTGATGTTATTCCTGTGTAATATGTAATTTTGTAAAGAAGACCCAATAAAAAAAAGAGTAAAACGCGACTACATTAATGTATTAGTGTAGATATTGTTTTTTTATGAAGTATAATAAATATTTTTAAGACCATATTTTTGGATACATTTATTGAGGAAACATTCGCATTTTGGGCAGGGTTTTGAATTTACAAAGGTATCGCTATTTTTACCACGTCCATATCTCATAACGTACATATCAGCATCACGAAGCCGGTTATAATCACCTAGTTTCCTCACTACGTTTTCTTCTGCGTGAATATTGCGTTTTTCACGGACAGCAGTATTATAAAAAGTGGATTCACCTTGTGCTCTGAATCCAATTCTGTTTGTAGCTTCAGCAATGATTTTACCTCGGGATACAATTACTGCAACATGCACGAGTTTATTCATTTCCGTGAGTTTTGTTGTTTTAGGATCGTTTTTGAAGCGTTCTAGGATTTCGGCAATTTGAGAATTTGGCATAGATAGTTTTGAATGTAAGGATATCTTTATTTATTTTTTTTTGTCATAGTTATGTATATAAAAATCTTTATGAGTGTCTTTGTAAAAATTAAAGAAGGTGAAAATCTAGAAGAAGTAAAAGAATTACTTAAAACGAGAGAGGCAATCAATCAACAGAATTCGGGTGGCCAGACGCCATTATACTTAGTTTGGAAGAAAGTAAACTCCGTCGATCCAAATGTAAGCGATGAAAAAAAAACAACATTCTATTATCCATTGATGATTTATTTGCTTAGTAATAGCGAGACAAATACAAAAATCGTTCCAAAAGTAGAATCTGGTGACGTTAAAAGTTTTGATGATAACGACCAATATCTTGCGGACATAGAATTTTTTTTACAAAAACCCGAAGAAACTAAACAAACATATTTACAAAAACCCGAAGAAACTAAACAAACATATTTACAAAAACCCGAAGAAACTAAACAAACATATTCACAAAGACTATCATCATTGTTATCTCGTCTTAATCCATTTAAAAGAAAACCCAAAGGCGGTAAAAAGAAATCCTCACGCAAAAATAAATCCAAAAAATCATCCAAAACCAATCGTAACAAAACGAAACGTAACAAAAAACTAACTAAATAAAAATATTATATATAAAAACTATTATCTATGATATGAGTATATGCCTGGTTCAATTGATAATGAACAAACGAACCATAAAGAAAGACAAAATCAGAAGCAAATAAATAGTTCTTGTCAAACTGACCAAATAATAGTAACTACCATAGACCAATTCGCAGTAAAACTCGTCGACCAACAAACAAGATTACAACCGAGTGAGTTTAAAACCCTCGACAATTCCCTTCTCCAAAAGTACGGCGTAAAACTATATGGATCTGATCGTGATACATATGATATTATTAATGATTTTTTAGAAGACAACCAGAGTGAGCGTGCGTTTTATATTATCGATTTAGGTGCATTGACAAATTCGTATGCGAATTGGACACGACTTTTACCAAACGTTACGCCATATTATGCCGTAAAATGTAATCCGAATCCAGTTATTTTGGAGGCACTTGCATCATTAGGATGTAATTTTGATTGTGCCTCAGAGAACGAAATCAAGGCCATCAATGAAATTACCAAGGACCCATCGCGTATTATTTTTGCGAATCCTGTGAAAATGTCTTCGCAGATTCGTTTTGCCAGGTCTAATGATGTTGACCTGATGACATATGATTCGGAAGAGGAACTTTATAAAATAAAATTATATCATCCTTATGCAAAATTAATTTTGAGGCTCGCAGTAGATGATTCAAAAAGCAAATGCCGATTTAATAAGAAATTCGGAACAAAACTAGGTCAAGTAAAGGAATTGTTAATGATTGCCAAAACCTTGAAACTGGACGTAACTGGGTTTAGTTTTCATGTAGGGAGCGGATGTTCCTCAGAAGAGAGTTTTTATGATGCGATACATACGTGTAGACAGGCTGCGGATATTGCGAAGGAGCTCGGAATTATTATAAAGATGATAGACATAGGTGGTGGGTTTCCCGGTGTCGACCGTTCAGTAAAATTCGAAGATATTGCAAAACGAGTGAATGACGGCATTGGGAATTTTTTCGGCGAAGAATTAGAGAATGGATCTATTCAGTTTATTGCGGAACCTGGGCGTTATTTTGTAGAAAATACTCATACACTGGTTCTCAATGTAATAGGAAAAAAACGGGTGATAGATGATGTAGACGGAGACTGTGAAACCATTATTTATACGTTAAATGATGGTGTATATGGTAGTTTTAATTGTATGATATTCGACCACTGTTTACCCGTTATTTTACCATTTAATGAGCGGGATGGGAAACTTTTGAAGAGTCGGATTTTTGGTATTACGTGTGATTCTATGGATATGATTGCGGATGAAATAATGTTACCGGATTTGGCGATAGGGGAATGGCTCTATGTAGAGAACTTTGGATCATATACGATTGCAGCGAGTTCGAGTTTTAATGGGTTTAAAACCGATGTGTTTAAGTATATTTATCGATCCTAGATATTTTTATGTTGGGTTATTATATAATTCATAAAAAAAAAGATATGGCCAAAATAGGACCAGGTGCATCACTAACTTTTCAAAAACTACTTGATGAGCAAAGAAAGAAAGATAAAACAGATATAATCACTCTTGAAGAAAGAAAAAAGCCAGCCTTTAGATCCAATTCGAATGAAAGATACTCAACGGTTCCTGTAAACGGAGACGAATCTAAAGTTGTGCCAATCAAACCTGATAAAAAAAAAATAGACAACCCCCTGGTCCTCCTCCACCCGGCTACTCCGGCGGGAAAACTCGTAAATCTAAACAAAAGAAAACATTATCAACACGCAAACAAAAAAATACAAAGAAATCCAAATCAACAAAAACATCATCAAAACTCAGGTATACCCGCAAACATATCAATATTCGCAGGTAAAGTTTCAACATCTATAAGGCCAACGACATCATGTGCCAAATACAACGTCAAATTCATATCTTTGTTTGCCATGGCACATTGTTTTGTCCAACGATCGAGTTTTAATACTTCTCCTAGTCCAATTATCCTACCACGCATACCACAATGATGGGGTGGGCGTTTACCAGGTTGACCTAAAGTATGCTTTATTCGCCATTCACATGAAAGTGCATTTTTATGGTCTGGAAATCCTGTTACAAGTGCATAAATTTCCCAGCCACCACCACGTCCATGTGTATATCTTGCTCCACCGCTAATTTCTTCATTATGTTGCCTTAAGCGGCGTTTCGGTGAGTTAGTAGAACCATTATAGGTCAAATGAGCATATTGTGGATTTTTATTGCGTAAAATATAACAATACCAAGGACCTTCCATATATCTCTACACTTATATTCTATATTTAATTAAATATAGAATATAAACTCGGATTTGATTTGTGGAGAAAGTTCACTTTGATTCTACCATATTTCTATATTTTGATTAGTATTATTGTTTCAGCAGCAGTTGTTTACAAAGCACGGTATTGTTTGTTTGCGAATGACATAAAACAATATATAATACTTACCTATCCTATTGTTTCATGTTTGTATGTCAAATGTATAATATATGTCGAGCGTAAACACGGTTTAATATATTTTAATTTTCTCTATTAAGGATAAAAATTGTTTCCTGTAATATACATAAGGAATAGTCGGAATTAATGCCAATAAACACCAAATAGCACCTATTTCGCCGTCTCTTACATCGATAAAAATAACTCTTAACAAAATAGTAAAAAAGGCGAAAATAATAGCAAGAATATAACTATTTGTTAATAATGCTGGAATTACCATAAGTAAATTAAAACTAAGGCCATATTTATATTTGGTGCGGAATTTATAACCGACGTGATATTTCCCAATATATGCACCATTTTTATCACTACAAAAATCGGATGATTTATCTTTGCAGTATGGTGCGTCTTTTAGTATATCAAAAAAATCTAAATTAGTTAATTTTAATAACCCAAAAATAAACGTTATTACAAAAATTATATTCCAATAATCAATGTTAAAAAAACTAGCAGTTCTACTAAAATATGAAAACAAGATATTTGTCACTAATGGTTGAAAGCATATATGAAAATAAGATATGACACTCAAGACGTATTTATATTTTTCATTATCATCAAACATATATAGAAAAGTTTGTATGAAATCTTTTAAACTTAAATAAATCAATGGAATATAAAGTCGCCATATATACGCTTCGCTGCTATACACGCCAAGATAAGCACCATAGCCAAATAATAATGAGAAATTAAAGAATGAAAATTCCTGCGTGAAACACATATTATAATATAATTATATATTATAATGATATTTTATATAATCGCTCTTACAATAGGACTTTACATTTGTTTAAAATACAAATATGTAGGATTGATTTTAAGCATATTATCGTTATTTTTGTTTGTATTTTTATGCTTAAAAAAAGGAAATACTTTATTTTTCTTATTAAAAGCAATGTTAGTAATAGTTACAGGAATCGTTTCTTATACGGCGTTAACATTTGAATGTACCACTTCGTGTATAAACGTTTTTTTTACTAGTATCATAAGATTAAATATATTAACAATTTTGTTAGCGTCGATGAATAATATGCTATTGTCTTTTGGTTTAATTTTCGTTGGAATAACCACACCATACTTTTATTTTGTAAATAACACAATAAAGTTTAAAAGCACGTTTATAAACATGGATTTGTGGGTGTTATTATTCACAGTGACATTAGCATATTGGGTTTACGTAGATTACAATTATTTTTTAATGCCGAAAGAATATTTATTAACACTGATTGTTCCGTGCATCTTTCATTTTTTATTTAATAAATGGGCTGAATCTAGAATGTTAGCAACATTATTATTTTTTATGTTTGCAAGTGTAATTGATAAACCAGAAGAGAATATACGCATCATTAATGATTCATTGTCATCGTTTTTAAAAATAAAATAAATCATACATACGAAGGTATAACATCAATATCAAATACTAACTCCATATCTATTTTCTTGGCCTTTTTATTCGTAAGAGCATATTGGCTAAAATAAGGGTAATCTAATTGTTCCTGTGGCGTATGCCGATGAACGCCTCGGGCAATCATCTTATAAAGTTTAAATCCAGGGTAGCGTTCGTCGCCGTTCTTTTTATAAAGAACATTTTTGCCGTTATCGTCAGTACACCATCTTGAGATTGTTTTTTGTAAATCATCGAAATCGTGTTCATCATCTTCATCGTCAATAATAAAATCATAAATAGATGACCCTAAGCGGCATAAATCAAAACTAAAATTTGGTTCTAAGCGGGGTTTGTTCTCGTTCATATAGGGTTCACAATTATATTGTGTAGCTGCATCACCACCCGCAGCAAAACTATCACTGCAAAATAATTTGCCCTGGAAGCGGTAAATACTGCGTCCGAAATCAATGAGTTTATAAATCTTACCGTAAGTAGGTACCTTATATGTCGTATTGTTATATTTGTAAAATAAGTATTCGAGGTCAGTATTAACATACATAATGTTGTTTGTATGAAGGTCGTTATGGGTAAAATGAAAACATTTTTGGTAAGTGATCAAAATCATGATTATTTGGATGAGTGCACTGCCCGCTTCTTCACAGCTTAATTTGTCTTTCTCAAAAAGCTCGTCTATTGTTCCATCGCATTTTTCGAGGCAAATCAATTGGACTGGAAATTTGTTTATATAGGCAAATACAGCGGGTTCTTGTGAAAATGTGCTTTCACTACCGTCACCTTCACTATTATCATCATCACCGTCTTCACTATCATCATTATTACTATCAGTATCATTATCACTATCACTATCACTATCATTATCACTATCATTATTACCGTCTTCATCATTGTCAGTACTATAATTTGCTTCGCTATTGTTACTACTATTTGTGCTACCACCGCTAGATGATTTTGAAATATTTTTTTCATAGACAACATCGCTGCAATTATTGCTTTCGTTTATTAACTCATTTTCTTCTTGTAAGACCAAGATTTCTTCCATTGTAATATTATGCTTTGGGGTATTTGAAATGACTAATCGTTGTTTATTAGTTCGAGAACCAAAATTCATAAATTCATCGGACTCACTATCGGTTCTCAAAATAGTAAATAATTTGTTGAAATTGTCTTTGAAATAATCAGATTCATTCAAGTAATCTAAATCATCAATGACATTCACCTTGAATTTGTTCTGAATTCCTAAAAAGCTGCCGTAATAATCGATGCTATTTAAAAATTGATGGCCATGTAAAAGTTTACTTGATAAAAAGGAGAAAAAGTTATCAACATAGGATGCATTGTTTGAATCGAGCAACTTAGTATGACAAGCAGAATGTGAGTCCATACAGTCGAGTGTAGGTAAAATTAATACGGATTCTGCAGCAGTTTTGTATTTACCAATCATATATCGAATCGGGTCTATCAATGGTGAATATTTAATGAAAACAGATTTCTCAGATGGTTCTCTGGTTTCTTGATTTATCACGTTCATCATATCCTGAATCTGGTATCTCTGATTAAAAGAAATGCTGTTAAAATTAGAGGCATTTAATGAAAAAAACTGACCATAAATTGGGTTGTAGTTTTGGAGACTTTTTAATTGAAATGGATTATAATCATTTGCAATATCATCGCTGCTACGTTCATATGCAGCTTCTAAAGGTTTTAAATCAATGACTTTCGATTTGAAATAATGAATAGTAAATTTAGGGATTTCGGTAGTTGTCATGTTTGCTAAAATGAAACAAGTATAAGTGGTTGCGATATTTTTATAGATAGGACTAAACGTTTTCTTTTTTATGATTGTTTTTTGTATTAGATGCGTCTACCATTCTAATACAAAATAAGAGATACTATTATATTCCTATCTAAATGACATTGGAATTGAAGCGGTTCAATATGCGTGAAATCACTTTTAAGCCTGATGAAAATAAAGGACCAGTTATTGTTATGATTGGACGTCGTGATACAGGTAAGTCTTTCTTGGTGCGAGATTTATTATTTTATCATCAAGATATACCTATTGGTACAGTAATTTCAGGAACAGAAGCAGGAAACGGTTTTTATGCAGCTCATGTTCCTAAACTCTTTATTCATGAGGAGTATAATACTGTTTTAATTGAGAACATTTTGCGTAGACAGAAAACGGTTCTCAAACAGGTGAATAAAGAGATAGAATTGTATAGAAAAAGCACGATTGATCCTAGAGCATTTGTAATTTTGGATGACTGTCTGTATGACCAAACATGGACTCGTGATAAGATGATGAGGTTGTTGTTCATGAACGGGAGGCACTGGAAAATCATGCTAATCATCACAATGCAATATCCGTTAGGTATCCCGCCCAATCTCCGTACCAATATTGATTACGTTTTTATATTACGTGAACCTTACATGACAAATCGAAAACGCATCTGGGAGAATTATGCGAGTATGTTTCCAACAATGGAGTCCTTTTGTGCAGTCATGGATCAAACAACCGAGAATTATGAGTGTTTGGTCATAAATAACAACGCAAAGTCCAATAAGTTAACAGACCAAATATTCTGGTACAAGGCAGAAAACCACCCGGACTTCAAGCTAGGTTCTAAGGAATTCTGGGAAATATCAAAGAGCATGGGTTCAGATGACGAAGATGAAGCATATGACCCGAGTAAAGGTAAGAAACGCAGCGGACAAACAATAAACGTAAAGAAAAATAAATGGTAAAAACCGCTTTCTAATTTTGAAAGCGGTTTTCATCGCTTGAAAATGCAGTTAAATCTCGCTCGTCAAATTGACGAGCATGGTTCTATAAAAAAAAGTGCTTCTTATTTTAAGAAGGGGATAATTAAAAACGCTTTTGATTTTTTTGCTTTTAAATCATTTAGCAAAAAAAAACTTAAAGAAATATCTCTCTTTATATTATAATAAGATGAACGAACTTGACATCGTTGGCCTTATTGAAAAGAATCCTATTACAAAGCTATCAGCATCGTACAACAACAAGTTATTGAAAAAAATAAAAGAAAATTTCACTGGGTTCGAACAGCAATTATTTGTAAGTAGTTTTTATTGTTATTTAAATTATGATTGTAATTCTGATTTTATAATTGACTTGGACGATGTATGGAAATGGATAGGGTTCACATTCAAAGCCACTTCAAAAGATTTGCTAGAAAGACATTTTAAGAATGAATTGGATTACAAAATCTCGTTCAGGACTAAACCTGAGCAAGATTTATCTGGAAATAATAACGATAATAAAAAATGGGGAGGTCAAAATAAACAAATTATTATGTTGACGGTTAATTGTTTCAAATCATTGTGTATGAAAGCAAGAACATCAAAGGCGGATGAAATCCACGGTTATTATATAAAAATGGAAAAATTATTACATCAAATTGTTGAAGAAGAAACTGATGAATTACGACTTCAATTAGAACAAAAAGAAAACATCATTGTAAAAATTAAAGAGACGACAGAACAAGAAAAAAGTAAACTTGGAAAAGAAAAACAGCGGGCTGTCGAACAAGCAACCATCACACAATTCCCCGTCAACACGGAATGTATTTATTTTGGAACAATCGACAACACAAATGAGCAAAAAGAATCCCTCATCAAATTTGGACATACAAATGACTTAGGAACCAGACTCCAAGACCATCGCAAAAAATACGATAACTTTATACTAGTTGCGGCATTCCGCGTACAAAATAAGGTAGAAATTGAGAACCTAATTAAAGCACACGCAAAAATCAAAAGACAAATTCGCTCCATCGAAGTAAAAGGCAAACAAAAAACCGAAATCATTGCCTACGACGAAACCAATTTCACGATTGAAAAATTAACCAAAGCTATCAAGGATATAATTCACTCCAAAACATATTGCATTGATAACTTTAATCGTATGCTCAAAGAAAACGAGGAACTTTTACAAGAACGCCGAGAACTTCAAAAAGAGCTTGAAAAACAAACTGCACTTCTACAAAAACAGGAACTAGAAATACACCAATTACAAGAATTAGCAAAAACCCAAAAACAATCGATTGACGCAGCTGCATCAGATACAACCTCGGTCTATGAAAATCCCCTTTTGCCAGTAAATGAATTCACACAAAAATTTCACGAATTCGTTAACCAAATGTGTATAGTACGTCAAGACGTAGAGGAGGCATCGACAAATATGGAAGGACAGTTCCGTATCTGGTCAAAAACCAAGCCGAAAAAGGAAACATTCCATGCACTAAAAAACTACTTAGATACGCGTTTTAAACCAGCGAGAATATCAAACCAAAATAAGGACCAAGTCGTCAATGGATATATTGGCGTAAAACTCATAGAAATAGAATACAAAAAAAAGCTCGTAAACGATAACGCAGAAACTTTTTTATTCCAAGTATGCCAATTTTCGCCTAACGGAAAGATTCTGAATTCCATCTTATTAAGCGAATATCAACGGTGGAAAAAAAGTGTAAACAAGGAATGTTCAGATAATGATATGAAAGAACTCAAGGAATACTTGAATTCTTGCGAACATGTTATTAAAGCCACGGTATGGACAGACGCAGGTTCCAATGAAGGATATTATGGTCTCATGTTAAAATGCGATGAGCATAAACACAAGGTAGTATCTTCCACGGGCAAAACTGTCGAAAAACGCGAAACCAAAACAGATAATTTATTAGGAACTTGGTCTACTATCGCCAAAGCCGCAGAAGCCGAAAAAATATCCGCAGCAAAAATGAGTCGGAGTATCAAAGCCAAGACAGTATTCGATAATGACTATTATTATTGCACAAAACAATAATGGACAAAACAATAATATATACGTATATAATAGAATATATACGTATATGAAATATTTTAAACCTATTTTTTTATTAATTATAATTCTTGTGTGTTTGTTTTATAAAAAACTATATTCAATTATAGAATCTTTGGGCACATTAAACGAGAATGCTTTTGGAGCAATTCCCCAAATAACTCCTGAACAAATTGAGGAATCAAATAAAAGAGCAGCAGCAATTGAGAAAGACAAAGCTGATGCGGAACAACAGATAATAATTCAACAACAACAAGCTAACGCCGCTTTAGCTCTAGAACAACAAAAAGCTGCAGTAGCTTTGGTATCTGAAAAATCAACCTTTGTTCAACAAACTCCAGCTGCAACTCAAAGAGGACCAACTTCTTATTCGGTTGTTTTAAAACCTTATGTACAACAACAACAATTTCAACCCCGTTTTAATAAATGGTCTTTTAGATACTGATAACCTTTTCATAATTTTTAGAATACCCTATTGACTATTTACAACCTTGATTATTTATACTGATAAATAAATCAATCTCAACAACTTATCTCATAAATCCATCTCAACAACTTCTCAACAACTTATCTCATAAATCCTTCTCAACAACTTATCTCATAAATCCTTCTCAACAACTTATCTCATAAATCCTTCTCAAC